GGCATTTCAACCTAGATTACAGGTGATAAACTAAAGAAATGAGGGTAAAAGAATACATGTAAAACCTCCGGAACAATGAGGTTTTTACTACTATTTACTATTTCCTGCTTGATTCCAAGTTAAGCAGAAAATGGGACCTGAAGCGTGTCGTAGAACGATTTCAGGTGGCCGGGGTCGGAGTCCCAATTGTACAGCTCTCCATCTTGAAACGGAACTGCTGCAGCAGTGAGGGGAGCTATCTGGTCAGCAGTGATGCCGACACCATAAGATAGACCGGGTGCAGGCAACGCAATCTCGTTAGTTGCGATTGCCAAAAGAATACGGACGTCGGCGTTAGCATAAGCTTGAGCGGTGAGCTTCCAGCCTGGAGCTCCGCTTTGACCGCTGACTTGAATTGCAGTGCCAAGAGGAATGACACTGTCATCATCAAGACCAAAATTGACCGGGATACCGGGCGGGCCAGGGACAACACCAATCTCGCTAGTATGCAATTTAACGAAAGAGGTGACAAAGTTCATCTTGACAACTTGGGTCTGGCCTGAGTTGTAGACCCTACTGGCAGGGGCAGTGATGCCCAAGTATGAGAGCACTTGAGCGTCATCCAATATGTCAACTGGTACACGGACACTGTCAGGTTGCTGACCAATTAAGCCGTTTGGAACCAAATCCTCGAGATAAGTAAGCGTGCTAGCTTGGGTAAAAGGCCAAGGCATGCCTGCAGGGTCAGCAAGCATTAAGGCGAACTCGGGTAAGTTAGGCTGATAAGACCTCACATGACGGAAAAATGGGGTTGGGCTGACATGAACGTGAGGCACAAAAGACAAGAGGGAAAAATGCATATGGTCAGCAGTAGCTGCGTACGCAGTGAACTCTTGGCGACTACCAGCGGTGGCATGAATAATAAGACTTGCTGCGGAACACAAGTCATTCTTAGCGTCGGCCTCATTTTTAGGGATGATCATAAACTTATTAGGTATGGTCATTGGGAACTGCATTGTGGTAAAACCGTTTTCCGCGGTGAGGTAGTCCACGGGACCAGCTCCTGAAACGCCCGACTTGATATAGGGGTACGGAGTGTTTGCCATCTGAGTGCCTCTGTCTGCATGCATGGTGAGGTCTGATTCACAACGAATCACCATGCGCATGCCTCCACTATAAACCACAAAAGGTAATGATGACCAGAGACCACCGCACATTGGGGATTCGGCATTCGCAAGAGGAACTCTTCGTACAAATGGGTCCCCAGTAGTCATGACAATGTCAGCCGGACTAGAGGACCTCGGAATGTGCATGAAGGCAGTAAAACGACGGGTGAGAGTGAGAAAGTCTGATTGGTTGGCCTCGTAAGATGTCCCTCCCTGAGCATTCTGTGAAGAATTTGAAAGTGTAACAGTATCTTGGTCATCCTTTATTTCAGCTGGAGCTGCCTCTTCACCCATCATCATCTGGGGCTCAAAGCGCTCAATGCACTTTGACTCATGCTCATCCCATTCATCTAAATCATCCACAGGGGGCAGAGTTCTGTGATTGCCTTCTAGGACAGGTGAATAATCCACGAAACGAGAACTTTGATAGGCGAATCTGATGTCGTCACCGCAACAATAGTAGAGATTAATGTCCACTTGCTGCGCCACAGAAGCCATTGTTGCCATTCTAGTAACTACTCTAATTGACAACTCACCCATCATGTAGTTGAGATAATCAACGGCGGGTCCCACACCTCCATTAGACATGGAGTAAGTAGGGACACCCAACCAAGGATGATTGCTTCTGTAGGGAATGTCAACAGTAATGGAATTCGAGCCGTTTCCATACTCCATTATGGTACAATTTTGAGACATTATATCTTCAAATGCAACATCATCTGAACTGCAACCGTAATGACTGCATATAGCTAGACGCCCTGTTTGAATGCTCGTGCAGATGACCTGAACTTTAAGCTTAAGAGATCCTCTCCACAATGCGTACTGCAACGCCATGTATTCGCAAAGAGGCACTTGAACAATATCATCAGCGTCGGCATTAAGGGTCTTCACGACCGGACACATAGGTATCTTAGCCAATACATCGCCTTCAAGATCGTCAACCTTGTGGGTGATTGTGTTGATGAAACAAGGAAGGGTCATAGCATGAGAAAACGCCGTCTCCTGCGAGTCCGTACCAATATCAGAAGGGTTAGGCATAGATACCTGGCCTGGATTATCGTCCATAACGTTAGCATAATGGACCTGATTCTGCGTGTTGTTGAGATATGGTGCGGCCCTTCGAAGGTAATTCACAGGTTGTGACCCATCTGAAGGTACATCAAGCAACGGAACAAGCGCGCTGACAGTAGAGACAGCATCAATTGCTCCAGTCAAAACCTTACTAATATTGTCCATTTGAGGCTCAAAGCTCTGAGGATTGAAGGCTCTACGAACAGGTGGACGGCTGACAACAGGTCTTCTAGTCGGAGTAACTCCTCTATACATAGGGGCAGCAAACCCAGAGTTTGAAGGGGGTGGTCGTGGAATGGTCAATTCAGCATCAGTCAAACGAGCATAAACATTGACTGTGCATGTCTCTTGACAACCAACCCCAGTTCTCAAGGGATTAAACACCACGATACTCAGAGTGCCAAGGGTCTCGAACTCAGAGTCGCTGGAATTCGCTGTATTAAGAGCATTGTAAGGGTGAATGTAGGGAATGGTGAAAGTAACCTCAGATGTAGCACCAGCCATAAGTTGCATATTGGGAGCGACTGATATGGAAGCAAGTGAATTGAGTTGATACTTAAGAGTTCGAGCCACACCGTAAAGGGGACAAAACACGACACTCAACATCCCTTGCTGAAAAGCATTGGACTGTACTTGCACCCGAACAGACACACCGCACTTAAGGTAGACGAATTTCGCCACCGCATCACGAGTGGTCCTACCTATGAGGCCAAAAGGAGCGTTGAAGCTTGAAAGAATGGTATGCTGGGGGTTGGTTGATGACCAAAGAACGCTGGATATCAGCTGTTCTCTGTTGACAAAACTGGAGAACGTATATTCTCCTTCGCCGGTATTAGACGTATCCTTTACCTCCAAAGGTTGGCCACCTCCAGTCTGCGTATCAGATGATGATATGAGGTTGAGTCCGTCCATTTGGGGATGAAAATCTGCTGAGCTGACTCCTAGAGGGTCCATGCACCTAACGTCTATCAAAAATTGATTGCAACCTGCGAGTTGCAGCGCCTTGACTCGACCGTTGCCTTCCAATATTTCATAGAAATATCCTACTTGGCGCACAATAATCGGTGTTGTCGAGGTAATACCAGCCCTGTCGAACAGCGTAGAAGCTAGAAAATCTCCATCAACACGGCTAGCTTTAAGAGCTTCTACTCTCTCATCCAAAACCTTAAGAGCACCAGGAAGGTCAATTGGATGTGTCAGTCGGAGTTCAGAGACACTAACCCGTACTGTAGAGTGGGCTCCAAGCATGTCTGCACCTCGAGAAAGAGTAGGTAAAATCTTTGAGGGATGAAGAAGCAACTCTTGTGCCTTATGAGCGAAAGAGTGAGGGATGAACTTTGACTCCAGATCATTCGGGTCATCTAAGTCAAGAGTATCATCTCTGAATCTCTTAGTGCACATCACGTAGTCAATCAGGTCGGGACTATACCCGTAGTCATTGAAACCACGATAAAGCATGTCACGTGTCTTCTTAAATTCCTCGCGACCAGATGTGGCCACTAGTCTCAAAAGACTATTAGCATTATCAACTGTTGCAATGTACGCATCGCCATTCGCCGCACTGGTGCGAATAAATGATGCACACTTAATCTTTGAGGAGTCACCCAATACCGGCAGATATTGAACCCCCATATCAGCAAATTCGCTTGAAGAACGCGTGACGTTACTGAGAAAAGACAGCTCAAAGAAACTCTTATCTGGGGGGTAAACGCTGGATTTGCTACTATCGGTATAATGTATACCCCATTTCCTCAGGCAGACGTCACTCACGTTTGCTCCCGTGAAAAAGTGGGCCACTCGCTTCGAACGAGTGACGATATTATCGTCTCCGGCAAGTGAATCTTTCACATTGACATTGTAGGCAAAGCTACTACTGAGATCAGGTTGATGTATATCTGCCAAGACAAAATAACTTGCTCTCAATAAACATCCTGAAGTGAACGAACAAATAAAAGCAGTAATAAAATTGCCGCTAGGATTGCCAAACTTTGTTCGGTAAAGAGCGTTACCCATCATGACATAGGAGTGAAGAAGTCTGCAAAGTAAAGCTCGACGTGCTCTCCTTTCTTCAAGAGTCGGAGTCTCGCCAAACTCAGCATATACTCTATCAGTGAAATCATATATGGCATCATAGACTTCAGAACGTATCATGCACTCTTGAGTCTTAATGTCACCGTCGAACCCTTCTGCTCCTACACAAAGATGTCTGCGAACGAAGCCGTCCCACTGAGGAGAGTATACATTCATGCCAACTTTGAAAGGGACATTAGCATTGACCTCTTGCAGCCACGCCAGCATTGATCCAAAGTATGCCTTGAGGTGCAAATTAAAGACAATGTCTACAGGCTCAATCCCACGAGTCTTAGGTTCAAGAATTTTCTTAATGGGCAAAGCCTCATCCTTAAGCACCTTGGTGAAAGGTATATAGGGGACTACGCCGCGCCTCAACATATCACCCATTTGCTCCCATCTATGCATAGTGGGTTCGTGGGTGATTGTCCTAAGGCCAGTCTCGTCGTCGACAGAAATAATGGCGTATTTGCCCTTGACGCCCTTACTCACAAGCGTGCAAGGGTATCCCGGAGAGCCACTCATTGGATAACCATTCAACTGGTCGTTCCCATTCAAACACTCAGAAAGAGGGAGAACGCCAAGCTTGAAAGAGGGCGGGAATCTGCGACATTCATCAAAGATAGAGTCTACTGCCTTGTCCATAAGATTCGAACATATAGGACGTGTGTTCGGAACAGTCCTTGATAAAACGTCATAAAGAAGCATCTTTGTGGTCAATGTGCTTCTCGTGTCAGATGGATGACCCAAAAGGGCAGGCTCCATAGTGTCAGAACCTGGGACGCTATCTTTAATAACGCTAGGTCTGAGCTTGGTCTTGTTTGAGCAACCTCTAGGAGCGTCAGTGACGTAACCGATAGGAACATATGCTCCGTTGATCTCCTTAACATCAGCGAACTCGACCCCAAAAGGCTCCTGATAAAACTGATTCACAAAGTCTGAATTATCATTGAAGAAGTCCATCATGGCTTGACACATCTCCTTCGTGACGATAGTGGAGTAAGCAACGCCTGACTTACTGCCAGAATGGGAACCGACAATCTTGTCGACTCCGTTAACCTCTGCTACAACTGACTCGCCACACTGTCCTTTCTGTGTATTGATATTAATGTTAATCTGAGCGGGAACAATTATATCATCTTCACAGGCATTACTTGCAGAGTATTTTATGAACTTGCTTGTATCATAAACTACATAGGCAGATCCTATGGAAGAACAGCCAAGTCGAGTAACAATGCCAGCTTTAGAGAAAATCCTACGGTTGGACAACTCCTTCTCGGAAACATGATGGGTCACAATATTGCTCTTTGAAGGAAAAAGCCTCTTGCAATTAATAAAGCAAAGATCAGAAGCTAGACCATCGATAGTCTCAGAGAGCCGCATATCATTAAGATTGAAAGCCCACTGATAGGTCTGAAAGCCTCCACCTTCAGGCACGTGGATCGTGACCACTTCTCCATCAGGCATCCATTCGCCTGAATACATCGCTTTAAAGAAATGAGTAGCGGTACGGAGAATGGTACCTCCAATGATAGTCATTCCTTGTTTACAACCACCTGACTCAATAAAACCGGTGTTGGCCATTATCTTGTCACGTATGGCAGTGGTATAGGCATCACTCTGAGGTTGATAGCCGCCCTTAAGACTTCCAGGCATTCGTGTCAAATTAGCCCGTCTACGAGGTTGGTCACGGTTAGCTTTAGGGCCTCCATAAGACTCACTCCCAAAGAAATTGGATGTGGTCTTCACGATCTTGAGGATAGCTGCTAAAGCTGAGCACGCAGTAACAACACACCCAATGGGTATAAGATATGGTGAAGTCGCTGCCTTATTAAGGTGAGATTTCAAAATCTTCTGCCAAGTGGTCTCCGGATTCAGAATAGTCTTCAAACGATGCTCATCATAGGGCGAGGGTGACACGTCACACTCATTGATGAACCGTATGGCAGCGTCGAGTGCTGGCACGTTGGGACTCGTGGCAAGCTTCTCCTCGGCCTTCTTGATTTCATTCCTCCTACGATTGTTGAACCTATTGCCCCCGCTTGTTAATTTAAGATTAGAAGGAAGAGGAAGGTTGCAAGTGTAAGTGAGGTGGTCACGTGAGACGAAATCAACGACGGGCCGGTTCTTCCGATTATTCATATCAAGGGGCTCGTCGGTCGAACTGTCAGAGTCAAGCTTATAATCAGGATCAGGATAGCCTAGAGGTCGCATCTCTGGTAAGGGTTCATGGTTGTGCTTGTAGTCGAGACCTTCTTCGGCATACCTGTTCATTTGGGGCTTAAACTTGTCGTCTGCGTTGTCTTCTCCGTACGCTTTCTGGCAATAGACAGCGTCTCGGTGGTCTTCATCAGGAGCCATCACTTTTTGCCCCAGATATGGCCTAAGAGTGGATGACACGTTAGACAACGCTTCCAAAGGGGTAGTTGTCGCAACAGCTGTAGATAGAGCTTGAAGAGATGCCTCTTCTTCAGCTCTCTTCTCCTTCTTGATATGGGCAATTATATCATCGGCTACTACAGCATTTCTCTCTTTCTTGAGCATTTCGGCACGCATAATCAAGAGTGATTCGTCAAAAGTGAGAACTTCATCCTGAGGTAAGAAGACGCCTTGCGCCTGGGTTTCCTTAAACTGCTGTGCACTCTTAAGGAATTTAAGACGCATGACGATGTGAGGGAATGAAGCCTTCTCAGCATCAGTTAGGAGCGCAAGCTTGCCGACGTCAACAATACCGCGACTGTCCTTGTACTGGTTCTTCACGGTTACAGTGAAGCAAAGAAATCTTCTCATAAAAGCTCTGTAGTCAGTAGCTATTTTAAGGGGAACATTCATATCACGATTCGTAGTGATAATTATGATCCCCGATACAAAGAAAGTGTTTCCTTTACCAGCGAACGGCATGTTCAAGGGCATATCGCCAGGTGAAATCAAACGTAATAGCTCTACAACCACATCTGCTTCAGCTTTCTCGTCATTAGTGGCGAACAAATCATCCAAGAGGACTATCTTCTGGTTACCGTATCCCGACCAATATTGGTCGTTCAAATTCTTCCAAAAGAACAGTTGCTTCTTAGGATACTTGTAAAAGAAGTGCGCAGCAATAGCATGAATCATTTGGGTCTTACCAGACCCGGGTTCACCCTTGAGGATAATCCCTAAAGGTTCCCTACGTTCATTATTGTCACAAGTAGATTGGGCTTGCCCAATATTGGTTGATGCTTCCTTGAGAAGCGATGATACCATTGTTCTCTTTTGGCTAGTCCAGCCGTTCTTAGAGTCGTGGCAATGAGAGGAGACTGAGACATATCTAGAAATAAACAAATCGCAAAAATCGGGATCGGTGAGAGTAGGGCCGGGTGACTTCTGTATAGTTATAAGATCCCTTCTAAGGTTCTCAACGTCAAGCATAGCTTCGACATCACCGGAATCTTGAAGGATGCCAAAATTCTGGAACAAAAAGTCCTGCACGAAGCCTGGCAACTTCTCGAGCAGCCAGAGAAATCCGCTGCTAGCTTCTGAAAGCCCGCCTTTAATATTTCTAGCAAAGGCAATTGAGGATCCTATAGTGCGCAAGGACGGAGCTCCTCCAGCACTAACTAATGTTGCGCTGCTAAGTATAGTCGCCAGTAATGCGATGCCTCCATCCTCTTGACCACTCGATTGGGGTTCAAACTTCACTTCCTCCTGCATGTGTTTAAAAGTCTTAGTTAAAACTTTGACAAACATACCAGCAGTGGAGCAAATCGTCAGTACGATCATTTTGAAAACGTCAATGATCACTGCGATGAGGTTGGTAAGAATTGATCCAGCAACCTTACCCAAAACAGCAGCAAAAATCAAGGCGATAATAACAATAAGAGCCGAATTGCTGGTGTTTTTAAAAGCTGCTTTGATCGTGTCAACGATGCCTTTAGACCAAAGCTTGAGAGTTGCTTTAGACATAAAGTCCACGGTTGACAAAGCAACAGCAGAAATAAACTCCTTGATCCTCTTAAATACATTAAAGATAGAATCAGTCCAAGAAGGAGGAATGTCACTTTCAGCTTGCTCTGTAGACTCCCGAAAAGGAGTTGGGTCCATCTCAGGATGAAAGCCATAACTTGGGAGACACTCTGTGGAACAGTACTCGTGGTAGGTGGCTCGCAAATTGCATGTGGAGCAAAAGGAAGGGGGAGGTACGCTGACAACGTACTCTGCCAATGTACCATGCGGAACTGACCCGGAACAATCAGGATAGTTGTACCAAGGTGGGACTTCGGCACACTCATGAATAGGTGAGCCAATTGTTCTACACTCATCTGAACAATAAAGAATGGGACAAGTGTGGCTGCATCTCATTACGGCATAATCGCCACACCAACAAGTGATTAATGGCAGTGTTTTAGTCGCAATGGCTGCGCGAAGAACATCTGGGGGAAAAGTATCTTCATTAGTGGGAAAAGGAAAGGCAGTCTCATTTCCCCAAGCTTGAAGTGTTTCAGATATGTAATCTGAAATGGCGCGCAGATTTTCTATCTCTGGGTCGTTAGAAAAAGCTTCTCTGCTCGAATTTCCGCCTTGTGGATGGAACTTCTCAGGTGGCGCGGGTGAGTATACTTTGCGCTGTGTATTAAGATTGCTCTTAACACCTGAAATGAGTGTATCCACATCGAAACCTTGAGACTTGATAGACTCAATGGCTTCTAAGTGATTGGTAACATTACCAAGGGGTGGAATTGCTTTAATAAAAGCTTCCGGAAAACTAGAAGTTTTGTTGTTGCCAGAGTGAATGGTAAAACATTCACCGTGGGCTTTAGCACCAGCCTCCTTTACAGAGTTATGCTGAATTTTTGAATAATTCATTGTGAGTTAACTGGCCGAGCCAGGGTGTCAACAAATAAGATGGCTAGATTTAAGGCCGGTATGCCCGCACTTCTTATACAGCTGTAGGTCTCAAAAGTACTATGATTACATCAAGTTTCTAACGACTTGTCAACTGGGCTTACCAGCACCGCTCTGATGGTCATTACTCTGTCTTACCTACAAAACACAATAAGTCTATTGTCGAAAAGGATAACTAAGGATATCAGACTGTAAAAGATGCTTCCTTTCAAAGCTCAAAAAGAGTTACGTATATAAAAGATAAAGTAAAGAAAGTTAAGAAAACAAAACTAAATACAAAACAAAAGATGCTAGAAAAATAAAAACACCATGGGTAGGAGATAGCTAAAGGTCTAATGAAAGACACAAATAGCTAATGGCAAGGGAAGATAAAAGATCTAAGGAGGTCAAATTAATGACCCATCCAAGAATAGATTTGCCAAAT